TGTTCGCCCAGGTGGGCGAAGACCGGCCAGTAGTAGTCGTATCGGGTTTGTCGCGTCCAGAGCCGGTGTAACCCTTGCTGGTACGTGAGTTCAGCGTCGACGTGGGCGAGTCCGATGATGACGCCGTGTTCGGTCGCGCTGTATTTGAAGTTGTGTTGTCCGGTGATGGTGGATTGTGCACCGAGCGCAGCGAGGGGTGTGCCTGTGCCGTCGGCGTTTGTTTGAGACGTTTGAGGTATCGCTTGTGTTTGGACGGGTGACCGTCCGCCTCCGATGTATTCGGGGCGTTGAAGTCGTGCGTCCTCGGGGAGGACTCCGAAGTGAGCCCGTAAGAGTTCTGTGTAGCGAGTGCCAGAGCGGGCGTCTCGTTCGAGCAGTCGTTGAGTTTGTACTGCCAGACGTAGTGCATTGATGGTTGCGCCGCTGGCTTGTGAGAGGTCCGCGTAGATGCCGGGATTCGGCAGCAGCGTGACGCTCTTTGCGACGAGGTTGATCGTCGCCGTCGCTTTGTCGACGTAGTAGGGGTATGAGGGGAGTGTGCCCCCTGTTTCGTGAACGCTAATAGGTCCTGCGGTCACGTTTCCGGCTGCGGCGGTGAAGCCCAGGCCGGTGACTGGCGCCTGCCCGCTGAGGGGCATGTTGACCCCGGTGCCGCCTTTGAGCGGCCAGGGCAGGGCGCTGGTGAAGTAGTCGTGTCGTTTGTTGCGCCGGTAGAGCGCGTAGTTGTCGGTGCCGACGTCTGGGCCGTCGTCGATTTTTGGTTTGTAGCTGTCTTGGAGATTTTGGTCGCGGAACCATTCGTGGTAGATCAAGCGGTAAGCTCTGAAGGGCAGCGCGTTGACCGCGATGCCGTTGCCGCTTGGGATTTGTCCGTGACCCGGGATGCCCATGTAGTCGAAGATGTCGCAAGTTTTAATGTCAGAATTGATATAGATCTGACACTGCGGCACCGTGTAGCTGATGCTGTCGGCTACGTTGTCCTTTTCTCCCATCATTCTTTTCCAGTTCTGCCAGAGCAGGCGGTTCGGAACGAAGAAAAAGAATGTCTCGAGCGTGATGTGGTCCATGAGCGGGAAGAGCAGCGTATTCATACGTGCGAATACGGTCATTTGCCCGCTGATATGGTCGCCGGGGAGTACCTCATCTACGAGGATTGGAATGAGGAGGCCACCGTCGAAGGTGGTTTTGTGAGTGTGTTCTGTCGTGAACGTCGAGCGCGGGATGTCCGCGCGTGGCACCATGCTGAAGTGGTCGACGTTGACGCGCTGGTTCCGCTGGTTGAGGTTTGCCGGCATTGTTTTTTCCTTATGATGGTTTGTTAATAGTCCGGTTGGACGTTGGGCCGGCAGCTCTTCGCCGGCGCAACGGCCAAGCGGACTCTGCTACGCGGACGCGTTGTCGTCCGTCTGGTTGTTTTGCATTGCTCGCCAAGCTTTCCCTGTCAAGGCCGGTTCGGGCTTTGGAAGTGGGTCTATGGTCCCACTTTCCTCGTCCTGGAGACCGAGGTATACGAGGTCGAAATCGTCAGGGTGCGCAGCGAGCGTGGTGTTTTTGTCTTGTAATAGGTCTGTGAAGTGTCGTACAGCCGCTGCCGCGTGGTGTACGGTGATGATGGGACCGACCACAGTTTGAGCCACGTTATCCCGGATTTGATAGAGTGAGACTGGCCGCATACGTCGTATCTCCTGTTGCAGGTTGTGTAAGGCTGTTATGAGATCTTCATTTTCCATTTTTATTTTCTCTTTTTTTTATTCGAGTTTTCTGCCTTTTTTCTCCTGTTGCTGTTGATGGATTTGTTGTGCGGCTTTGAGTCTGTCCGGGTGTCCTTTGTCTGTGGCTGGTTTTGCTGTGGCTTTGAGGTCCTCTGTCCTCTGCGTGTTGAGTCTGAGGAGCTGTTGTGTGTAGTAGCGCGGGATGCGCTGCTGTGTGGCTTTCCCTGCCGCGTTCGCGGTGATGAGGAAGCCGTGTTGTAGGTCTTTGTAGTGTTTTTCGAGCCATTGGCGCCCGATCGCTGGCCGTTTGCTGGCACGGAGGAAGGGCGCTGCTCGAAGTTCGCCATGCTCGTCGGCGTAGGTGCGCCGACCGTGTTTAACCAGGTAGCTGGCGATGTATGACGCTGTTGCGGGTGTGAACGGCGCGATCCTGGCGGCGCCGTTTCCCCATAGAGCGTTAAGTGTGGTGCTTTCGGTGAGGTTTTTCCCGGCTGCGCGTTCGTCGTCGAATCCGCAGTTGAATAGGCATAGATGGTAATGTGGACGCTCAGTCCGTTCTCCGTATTCTCCACATGCCAAATATCTAATTGAAGCGGATCTGTTTCCGAGGATTTGGTCATTAGAGGAGCATGATTTACGGAGTCTCTTTAGGAATTTCTGGAGGTCCGAGGGGATGAGTTCCCTCGGCAGGTGTGCGTCGTCGTACGTAAGCGTGATGAACCTGTTGTGCCGCCACAGGCGGCTTTCGTGGGTGCATCGGTTTGTCCAGTCCAGTGCTCGGTCGCTTCGGCAGCCGATGCACTTTCCGCAGGGGATCGAGGCGTCAGCCGTTCCGAGCTGCGGTTGGAGTGTCCATGGCCCGGCGTCTGCGCGCCGGGCCGGGACTGGTTCGTAGCATGCCATGGCGTGGCATGCTTTTTTATAGGCGCCATCCACCGCGCATGATACTGATGTTTTTGCGGTGGGTTTTTGAGGCGCCTTTTCGGAACGATTTGGCGCTTTTGCCCTTATTCGGTCTGGAGCGGTGCATCGTGTTCTCCTGATTGAGGTTAGCCCGCTTTTTTCAGCACATCCCTTCACTTGATATATATGTGCTGATTGACACCGGCTTTTAAGCTGGTGTTTTGGGGTCCGGGGCGCTAGCCCCGTTGGGGTCTTCGGCAAGCTTGCTCAGAAGGCCCTTTTTTACCGCCTCCTCGCCATTTCTAGGGTCTGTGACCCACAGGTATAGGCTGTAGGGGTCGTTGTCGAATTCGGCCCGCAGCGAGGCTGGTAGGGCCATGAATCGGTCTTTGGCGATCTGGGTGTTTTCGATCGCCTGTCGGAGGTCCGGTATTTCGGAGAAGTCTCCGTAGTAGCTGGCATCGATTGGGATGCCAAGGTTTGTTGGCAGGGTACTGCCGTCGGTCACTCCGAATTTTCGCATGAGTTCGTTGATGTCCGTGTCAGGGTAGTCCTGCACGGTTCTGGTTTCGTCTTCGCAGTGGATGGCTGAGTCGAGGCGAGCATCTTCGTCGGCTTCGACGTCGTACTGAGTGCGCCATTTCATGGGACGAGACTCCTGGCGAGTGGGATGAGTAGGCTGTTGGCGAAGTCTTTCGCGCCGGTCATGTGTTTTCCGATGAACGTCTGGTTCCATTTCGCGACGTTTTCGGCTCCCGGCCGTGCGAGCTCGGAGAGCGCAGCGTTGGCGGCCGTGTTTCTGGTGTTCGTCATGGTGTTGGTGATAGTGGCGCGTAGCGCCTCCGCGGTGAGCGGCCACATGACGTCTTTTTCGTTTTGGTACTTGTCGAGGTTGTGCATGTAGTCGAGCAGTGTGGCGTCAGCGCCCGCAGCTGCTCGTCTGGCTTCCGAGTGTGTGGTGTCGATGCGGTCGCTGAGTGTTTTTGCTCCGTAGGTGATGTTCTGGCCGATGATCTGGTTGCCCATCTCGAGCTGCTTGAGCCGTGCGAGTGATTCGATGTTGAGTTGGTTCGCCTGGGCGTTGGTGAGTCCTGTGTTGGCTTTCTGGGCCGCTGTGTCGGCCATGGTTCGGGAGATGTTGCTGTAGGTGTCCGCCGCGCCTTGGGCGGTGCCTTTGAAGCTCGCGAGGCTGTTTTGCATGGTCGCCGCGCTGCCAGCGGGCGAGCTTGCCCCTTGGTTGAGTGAGAGTGCCGGATTGAGTCCGGCGGCTTTGAGGTCGGCGACCTCGCGTTGATGTGCGGTGCTGCTCATCCGCTCCTGGAAGGCCATTTGATCTTTGGCCTGTTGTGCGTTCGCGGCGTTGGTGTTCTGGCCGCCTTTGTATCCGAGGACGTCACCGAGGATTTGTCCGCCCACGGCGATAGCCGGGAGGATGGAGGATCCGCCCACGGGCGGTGTTGTTGGTGTGTCTGGCATTAGAAGCGGTCCATGCTGCCGGGAACGCTGTACATCGGCATTGCCCGTGTGTTTTTGATTCTGAATAGCATGTCCGCGAGGAATTGGAGCCCGTTGGAGAGGCTACCCGCAGCGAGGTTGCGCGCGAATGGTGGCGCGCTTGCCATGAATGTGGCGTTGAGTGTCGGTAGTGCGGTGAAGAGCTGTGCGCTGTGCCAGGCGTCGATCGAGGTTGCGGCGGTTGATCGGAAGTAGCCGCTGATGCGGCTTGGTCGGTGGCGGTACTCCGCCCACCGTTCTTGATAGCCGAAGGTTTGCGTGTCTTGTGGGCTCGCAGCTGCGACGCCGACGGTTCCCTGGACATAGAGTTCGTCGTTTCGGATTGGTTGTTCGCCCAGGTGGGCGAAGACCGGCCAGTAGTAGTCGTATCGGGTTTGTCGCGTCCAGAGCCGGTGTAACCCTTGCTGGTACGTGAGTTCAGCGTCGACGTGGGCGAGTCCGATGATGACGCCGTGTTCGGTCGCGCTGTATTTGAAGTTGTGTTGTCCGGTGATGGTGGATTGTGCACCGAGCGCAGCGAGGGGTGTGCCTGTGCCGTCGGCGTTTGTTTGAGACGTTTGAGGTATCGCTTGTGTTTGGACGGGTGACCGTCCGCCTCCGATGTATTCGGGGCGTTGAAGTCGTGCGTCCTCGGGGAGGACTCCGAAGTGAGCCCGTAAGAGTTCTGTGTAGCGAGTGCCAGAGCGG